TTCTTCTTTGTGTGCATTTCGTAATTCTTGATACTTCTTCCCATTATATACTTCTTCTATTGTCTGGTCATCTAAGTGTCCTAATGTTGCAGATGCATCATTACCTAACACCATACAACACGCAACTACAGCACCTTGATGTTTACCTAACCCACCAGCTCTTACTTGTAACATAGGTTGAAATGGTCGTCCACAACCTCTTCTATCTTCTTTACTTCTTCCGTATTTACCTTCGTATGTACCACTCCAGTTATGCATCAACCATATCTCTGCGTCAATACCTGTGTAGTCAATCCAGTTCTTTCGCAACTGTTCTACTTCATAATCTTTTTTCTCTGGGTCTAATATAAGATGTTGTGATTGCACTCGTGTATTCGTGCCTTTAGTTTGTCTGACTAAATGTTTAACATTCTCACGCACCTTATTAAAACCATCTGTTCTCATCATATCATGATATGTTTGTTCATTATATCCAACGACTGATATTTTAAATATATCAATCTTACTCTCTATTATCTTGTCTATAAGATAATCATCTAAGTTGTATCCATTACTTAATGATGTGCATTGTATACCTCTTTTCTTAATATACTTTATAGCAGGTATAAAATACTTATTCAGAGTAGGCTCACCACCCCCATGAAGACTTATTGATTCTACACCATGTGATTCTGCATCATCAATAATCTTTAGGAAATTAGACCAAGACAGAGCCTTTTTAAACTCTGGTTCTCTTCCTTCTTTAGAACCTTGTGGGCACATTACACAAGAGTAATTGCACCCACCAAACAGTTCCATATCAAGTTGACGAAGTTTCACTCGCTCTCCTAAATGGTGTCTTTCTTCTAGGTCTAAAACCTTTAGGCCACTCTGGAACTCTAGATGCAAGTTTCTTACATCTCTCTGCAAGTTCTTGATTCTTCACTTGCAAATCAGCACACTCTCTTTCGAGTTGTTTGATTCGGTCTTTTTGCTTTGAACATTTATATTCAAAGAATGCTTCACTTCTTTTTGACATAATTTTTCCTCACGAATAAAATTGGTTAATAAAATTATTAAGTATTATAGTACACTTCTTCTTGTCGTATGTCAAGAATTTTTTATAGTCAAACATAAGTTTTTTTACTTTAGGCCATACAACATCATTCTCTAGTTTCTTGTTCCATATTTTTGTAAAGTTACTTATGTCATCTAAAATAACAAGTGTTTCTATTGACACTCTTTTACCTAGATATTCTTTTAAAAGTCTGGGGTGTTGTCCACCTTTAATACCAACAAGGTTTACCTTACCTATTCTTTCTAACTCTTCTTTAAAATTATAACTCATACTCTGTGTTCTCTTTTTCCATTCAATATAATTATCATCATTAAAATCACCTAACCACCCAGCTGTATTACACACAAAATTAGATACTAGGTAATCTAATATGACATCTTTCTTTTTATATTTTCTTGATATTTTGACAAAGAATATTCTATCTGTTCTCTTCCAGAAAGAATCTTTTGTTGCAGAGGATTTACCACCATATTTAATATAATCATAATCACCCTTTCCAAAGTGTGCTTTCAATGCACAATACATAATATAAACATCAACAGGTTGCATTAGTCCATATATTTTCCATCTTTAATTAAATGACCTAATCTATGAGTAATTACTTTAAAGAATAGTAAAAATAAATTGTTGTGTTTGTATGACCCAGCTTTAACTTTTAATTCGTATCTCATATCAACTCCTTATAATCGCAGTCACTTCATAGCCTGCATCTTGTAATAATTTAATAATTGTTTCATCTGATATACCGACTTCATCATCTTCAAATACATCTGCCATCTTAACAGTGACTTTACCATTATTAAGATTGACTTCAACTTTCTCTACACCAGCTTGTTTTGAAAAAACTTTATCTATTGATTGAGCACAAAAGTCACATACTAAACCTTGAACATCTATGACTATTGTTTTTGAGTATGATGATAAACTTAAAAAAAATGTGAATAAAATAATTGTTATATATTTCATATCGGTAAACTCGCAACTTTAGGTAAGAAGTTCAACTCTCTTGCGTTTGCTTCTATCTTTTCTTTTAGACCTTTAGTGATAAGACTAGATACTTTTTCTGGTTCTATATTGTTGTCTTTGCAGAATAGTAATACTGCGTCCATGTGTGTAATTTCTTTTTCTTTTGCAATCTTTTCAATCTCAAGTGAAAAGACTTTGGGTGTTTGTAAATCTATCATTATAACTCCATTATATGTGTGGGGATTTTTAGGCCCCCACAATATTAACTCATACTATATTTCAGCACAAGCATAACAATTGATTTCTAAACCAACTGATATCTCTTTTATTGTAGGTGTCTTCCACATATTTCTTCTCCTTTACGGTTAAGTGGTGAGTATTCTGTTACTAGGAACTCACCGAAAACCCTATCAGAACTACGCAGCTAAGGCGTATTCTTGAGATGCAAAATTATCGTTTGCATTTACTTTTTTGACTTATAAGGCGGTCAGACCACAACTCTCCATTTCACTACAGCACCAGTCGAACCTATTTCGCCCCCTAATTCGGAACTATCTAGGTTGGTGGAGGCGGAGGGTATCGCACCCTCGTCCTGTCTACTTTCATTCCACTTCAACAAGTCGTTCTATTATATATACCATATGTAACTTTAGTTGTCAAGTTTCTTTTCTATAGTATAGATAGGTTTTATGTATAGGTTGTAAAATTTAAGTGGTTCGCCTGGACTGATTGTATTCCAAACCATCATACATACCAAATATATGAACCACAATATAAATGGTATGTATAACAATTTTCTCCACATTAGAATTTAAATGATAAGTTAGTTCCAAACATCATTGATTTTTTTGCATAATTTTCATCTGCACCATTCAATAAAATTTCAATATAAGGACTAAATGTAACGATTGCATCAAGTTTTAAATCTAAACCAATATTTGTTTTAATATCATCAATTTTAAAGTCATTAGATTCACCATCTTTTTGGAATATCCATCTGGGTTGAGCTTTTGCCCAGATTGCATAGTTCTTATCTAACTTATACTTTAATTTAGAAATAGAACGAAATCTCCAATAATCATCTTTAGATGCGAGTTCATAACTTCTGTATTCAATTCTATGTCCTAAAGAAATAGACAGAGGGCCTTTACTATCTTCAGTTTCTAAAGGATTCCATTTTAATAATTTATGTGTTAATTTTGGTCTATACTCTCTTGAAGAGCCAGTGTCTTCTGCAATTCTTAATGCGACTTCTACCTTTTGACCAGCAGGTTTTATTTTATACTTGAACTCAGCGTGTGCGTAATCATCTCTGTGATACTGTCTTATGTTTACACCAAAATCTTTGTATTTAAGATTGTAGTTGTGTTCTGATTTTGTCCAATCGTTTTCACCAGCATACGCACAAGATGATAACGCAAAGAAAGACAAAAATACGAATATTAATGACTTCATTATTTACTCCTTATATATTTTTATGAAAGTTTGTATCTGATTTGATACGCAGTTATTTATATTCAATTCAAATTTTACAGTTTTGTTACAATGGTGGAGCCAGAGGGAATCGAACCCACGACCTCCTCGTTGCAAACGAGGCGCTCTCCCAACTGAGCTATAGCCCCACAGTGGTGCCGATGGCAGGATTCGAACTTGCGACCTGATGATTACAAATCAACTGCTCTACCAACTGAGCTACATCGGCATATTAGTTACCCAGCAACTCCACTTGCACTTCGTGAATTTGCATGGTAAACATTTTGGTCATCTCTTTTGTAGTCGTCAGTCCAATCAAATGCTTCTTTGACAACATTAGTAGACAACCCTTTATACACTTGGTGAATCCTTTTATCTTTAGCTGCAATTAACAACTTTGCTTCACTGTCATGTAATCCTTCTAACATTTGAATAAACATTTGTTCTTTCTTGTGTTGAGGTGTTCCTTTGTCTGCACCTTTTATAAAATGCCATAACTTTTTACTTTCCATTGCAAGAACAGTATGTTCTGTTCCAGCAGGTACATCATTAGGTTTGTAAGGAACTTCACCCTCTGGTATTGCCCATTCTATTTTTGGGTCAAAAGAGGACTTGATTACCATTCGCAAACCTTCTGAATCGTTTTGTTTTAATAGTGATACTTTCTGGTCTTTGGTCTTTGCTTTATGAACCTTGTCAAGTATCTCTGAATATAGTAGTGTTGAACCAGCCATTAGAAATCTCCTATTGAATCTGTTAGTTCTTTTAATTTGTTTTCTATAAAATAAGTGAGTATCTTACTTCTATCTCCGTAAGGAGCTTCATTGAATGTGTCTAGGATTGACTTCTGCAAGTCTTCTGGTGTGTTATCCAAGTTAATCAACTTATGATTTCTTTGATAGTTTCTTTTCACTTCGTCACTCATTCCAGTTTCACTTTTTATCCAAGCTTCAATTTTCTTTTTACTTAATGGTCTTTGTCTTAAACCTTCTACAAATGTATGGTCTGGGGACAAGACATTAGGTACTCCATCAGATGAATCACCTTTTAATATATGTGTCTTTATATAGGTATCTGGATTATGTCCATTTACATACTTCTTTAATATAGGACTATACTGTTTTACATTCTTGTATTTTTGTAATTGTATAAAATCTTTATCACCAGAAACAATCATAGTTTTCTGGTCTTGATACTCTCTACATAAGGTAGCTATAATATCATCAGCCTCTGCACCATATACTTCAAGAAACTTGTATGGTAATATTTCTTTGAACTCTGATTTCATGGAGTTCAGTAATTCAAATATACTATTCCAATCAAAGTTATCTTTCTCTCTACCTTTTTTTCTATTCTGTTTGTATTGTGGAAAAATATCTCTTCTCCAATAATGTCTAGAATCATATGCAAGAACTATCTCTCCATAATCATCTTTAAACATAGTGCGATACATACGAATCGAATTAAGTATCATGTGTCTTACCATATCTTCCTCTAGTTCATCTGATTTATTCATATGAAAGTTCATCATCACATTTGCTAAAGTTATTTGGTTCATATCAAGTATTATCATTATATTTTCCAATACGCATTAAAACTCATTGACCTTCTTTCACCCTCACAATAAAATGGATATACTGTGTGTTTTAACCAATTAGGAAATAATAACATCTGTCCTACTCTTGGTTTAAACATTAATGTGTCACTTTTAAAATCTTGTTT